GCCGTCAGCGGCACCCAGGTCACCAGGAGCGGCGTCATCCGGCACTCGGAGCTCGGGGCCGCCGGCGGCGGGCACGCCGACCCGGGGCTGTACGACCTCGATGCGATGATGTCGCTCGCCCGCTTCTACCGCGGAAAATTGTGACGCTCGCGAGCTTCCTCGCCGTATGCCGCGACATCGCGATCGTCGTCGTCGCCGTCGTCTACGTCGTCCACACGCTGTGAAGGACGCTCGTGGCTACGGGTCTGTCGCTGTCCCGCTCGAGCAGCGGTTCTTCGCCAAGGTGGACGTAGGCACGTCGCCGGCGGGCTGCTGGATCTGGACGGCGAATCGCACCAAGGACGGCTACGGGACCATCCAGAGCGGGCCGCAGACGAGGAGGATGCTGAGGGCCCATCGCGTGGCCTACGAGATGCTGGTCGGCACGATCCCCGATGGGGCGGAAGTCGATCATCTCTGCCGCGAGCCGTCTTGCGTCAATCCGCTCCACCTTGAGGTGGTCTCTCGGCTCGAGAACCTCGCGCGCGGCCGGCGCGCGTGCGGACACGGCCACGAGACGCACTGCCCGCACGGTCACCCCTACGACGAGGTCAACACTTACGTCGCAAAGGACGGGAGCCGCCGCTGTCGTACGTGTCGGACTGACGGAATGCGGCGGGCTCACGCTCGCAGGAAGGACGCGCGCGCGTGAAGGTCATCGCGCAACGGGTCTACCGCGAGCCGGCCGTGTTCATCGGCCTGGTCGCGAGCGTCGTCCTCGCGCTGCTCGCCGTGCTCTCCGGCGCCGAGTGGGACGCTCAGACGATCGTCGGGATCGCCGCGCCGTTCGTGTCGGCGCTCGGGATCCGGCCGCTCGTTACGCCCACCGCGAAGGTCGACGAGCAGCTCGAGACCCTGACACGACCGGGCCCATAGGCGCGCCGTGTGGACGTCGGCGGCATCATCGCCCTCGCCACCGGCATCCTCGGAGTCTGCGGGCTGGTCTTCACCGCCCTGCGCTTCAACCGCGACGACACGACCGCCGCGGTCGCGACACAGTCGAGCGTCCTGCATGACATGGCCGCCCTCAACGACGAGCTGCGCAAGACGACCGTGGACCTGCGCACCGAGCGTGACGAGCTCCGCGGCCAGGTGCAGGCGCTCGGCGTCGAGGTCGAGCGGCTGAGACATGACCGCCGCCACCAGCTCCCCCCCGGAGGCGAACGGTGAGGCCACCGTCCTGCTCGCGCGCGGCGTCGACGCCATCGAACAGCAGGCGCGCGGCACCCGCCGCCGGTTCCTGTGGACGTGGCTGGCGCTCGCGCTGCTCGCGACGTTCGCCGGGTTCGGCGTCGCGATCGGGCTGAGCAACCTGCACGCCCGCACCGAGCAGGCACAGGACCGGGCCACCGAGGTCAAGGCGCAGTCCGACGACATCGTCCGCTACCTCAAGGGCGAGGACGGCCTCCCCGGCGTCCCCGGCAAGGACGGCGTCGTCGGCGCCCCCGGCAACCCCGGCGCCCAGGGCGACCCCGGCCCGGCCGGCGAAACCGGACCAGCCGGTCCACGAGGGAAGACCGGCGCGAAGGGCGCCACCGGCGCCCCGGGCGCTCCCGGCGCCTCTGGGAGCCCCGGCGCTCAGGGTGGCCCCGGACCCGCGGGACCACCGGGCAGCGCGGGAGACGCGGGCTCTGGCGGTGCCACGGGGGCACGGGGCGCAGCCGGCCCGGCGGGGGCGAAAGGCGCGACGGGGCCCACGGGTCCGGCGGGCCCCCCCGGACCCGCCGGACCGACTGGCGCTCCCGGCGGAGCATGCCCGGCCGGGACGACGCCGACACAGGTCGCCGTCACCGATACGAATGGGAGGCCGGTCGTGATCGCGGCGTGCGCGATCCCGTAGCGTTCGCGCCGTGCGGCCGGGGGATGCATTCGTCGCGATGGTCGCGCTGATCGGCGCCGGGATCCTCGTCGTCGCGATCCTGCTGCTGGCGATCGCCCAGAGCACCTGACGCGCCCGGCCCCGGCCGGGCGCTTCGTCGTTCAGGGGTCGGATCTGCCGCCGGGGATGAGCCTCAGCCGGGGCGGCGGCGTGGGTTTCCCTTGTCGCCCCCGACGAGCCGCCGAAGCTCTGCGATCTCGTTCGCGAGCTCGTCCTGGCGCTTCACGAGATGCTTGAGCATCGACAGCATCTCGTCGGCCTTCTCCGCGCCGCCTTCCAACACGTTCAGTAGCGGCGGCACCGTGTCGGCCGTGGCGTAGAAGTACGCGACGTCGACCTCAAGGGCCTCGGCGAGCTGCACGAGATGCCGCTCGCTCGGCTGATGGACCCCGCGCTCCCAGTCCGAGACGCGCTGATTGTTGACGGCATCGTTCGGGATGCGCTCCGCGAGTTGGCGCTGATTCAGCCCGAGCTCCAGCCGGCGGTCGCGGATGCGCTCACCGACCCGCTTCGCGGTTTCCCCGGCCACGAGGCGCAACCTAAGCGCGTCGAGCCGATTTGTCGTCGCCATTCCATTAGCGACCTTGACACTAGCGGCCATGCTGGTATAAAAGTAGCGGCATGACCGGTAGCGATGCAAGTAGCGGACTCGCCCGGATCGTCGGACTCAACATCCGGGCGAGCCGGCGGGCCGCAGGCATGACGCAGCGGGACCTCAGCGTCCGCCTCGACGTCGACGCGATGGCCGTCTCCAACTGGGAGCGCGGCGTCTATCAGCCGTCGATGGGGAATCTCGTCGCGCTCGCGGATGTCCTCGGGCGCGATCTCGCGTGGTTCTTCACCGAGCGCGATCCCAACGGCGACGAGTCGATCGAGGCCGTCGCGTGAGCGTGGCACCGCGACCTAGGGAAACGAAACGGGCGGTCGCTTGGAACGGCCGCCCGTCGCGTACAAGCCGACCGCGTACGCCTGATGAGTCAACGGGTCGGCACTGGAGAACAGTAATGGCCTGGAATCAGGCAACCCTGCAGTACCTCGACGGGCGCGGTCTCGTTCGCGACGGCCGCGTCGACCGCGAGGAGATCGTCGCGCGCTTCGGCACCACCCTCAAGGCGGGCCGCTGCGACGACCTCGACCGTATCGAGGACGAGTCCAAGGCGGTCGCCGAATGGCGTGAGGAGGTCCTCGGCGACGGCGGCGAGGACCCGCTCGTCGTCCACGAGCTCAACCTGTTCGCCGGCCAGCTGCTCGCCATCAGCGCGAACGGCGCCGTGCAGAACTACCTCGAGGACGGCGTCGTCCTGTGCAAGACGACGATCCGCCGCACTGACGAGAACGGCGTCGAGCACATCAGGAAGGGCCGTGGCCGAGTCGTCAGCGGCAGCGCCGACGTCATCGAGCGCTACCACGACGCCATCAAGGCGGCCGAGCTGATCCGCAAGGGGCAGACCACCCGCGCGTCGTTCGACCTGTCCGGGCGCCGCGTGCCCGAGCTCGCCGAGCGCCACCAGCGGATGCTGTCCCGCACCACCGGCGAGATCGAGCAGCTGCTGCTCATCGCCGGCGACAACGGCGAGTCCACCGACTCGCCCGAGGACGAGTCGTGAGCAAGGGAACGGGGGCGGTTTCGGCCGCCCCCGAGTTCCCGATCACGCTGGCGGCAATCGAGGAGCACGAGGGCACGAGCAAGTGGAAGATCGCCGACGCGATCCTGCGTGAGCTAGGTGCGCCTCTACCCGGTGTGAACAACAACGGCGCCGCGGACAAGATGAGCCGCTTTCTCGCCGAGCATGGGCATTCCGAATGGGCTCCGATGACCATCGTGCACATGCGTCGTACGGCGCATGCTTTCGGGCCTTCGTCCAGGACGAGGCCCTGCTCATTCGCCGCCTACGAACGAGCAGGCTCGCCGGAGATGCTCGAGGAGGCGATTCGTCGCAACGGCGGCAAGCCGGTCTCCTGGCGATTCGTGGAGCAGGTACGTCGCGAGATTCGCGAGCAGCAGGAGGCCGCCGAGCGCAAGCGCCAGGCCGATCAGCGCCGTCGCGCCGAGGAGACCGAGCGTAAGGCGCACGCGCGCGCGCAGGCCGCCCTCGACGAGCAGGCCCGCGCGCGGGCTGAGGAGCAGGCCCGCAAGGCCGAGGCCCGCCGGCGGCAACTCGAGCGCGAGCACGAGGAGGCCGAGCGCAGGCGCGATGAGCGCCGGCGCAAGGACGCCGAGGCCAAGGCCGCCCGGCTGGCCAAGGAGCTCGAGGACCGCGACGTCGCCGAGGCGCTCGCGCGCGATCGCTCCCTCGGTGCCCGCCGTGTCACCAACGCCGTGCATGAGAAGGAGGCCGTCCGCCGGCGTAAGGCACGCGAGCGCAACGAGTACCACCGCAACTCGCAGGCGCTGCCGCTGCCCGCCTTCGTGCCGAAGATGGTCAGCGAGCTCGACGCCTGGGTGATCGCCCTGCGCGGCATCACCGACGACGACCTCGCCGCCCTGCCCGCAGACGACCGGTTCGTGCAGCAGCTCGCCGGCATCGTCGAGAGCCTCGTCGAGGAGGCGCTGCGCTGGGACACGGTGCTCGGTGGCGCGACCTCGCGGCGCCCGGCGCTCGAGGTAATCGACGGGCAGGTCGCCGAGTCGGCATGACCGTCGATGGCCTGACCGTCGTCCCGCTGCTGCTGGCGTTCTTCGCCATCGCGCTCGCCGCCCTGGAGCGCCGCGAGCGCCGCCGCCAGGAGGCCGAGCTCGACCGGCTGCGAGCGCTGCTCGCCGCCCGTAACGGCCACGCCGGGGCGCCCGAGTGGCTGTGGCCCGTCTACCACGAGGAGGAGCACCCGTGACCCTGCTGATGACGGTCGCCGTCCTGATCGCCCCGAGCCCCGAGCGGGCGCAGGGCCCGTGCTCGGTGCAGCAGTGCATCCACCGGGCCGCGATCCGCTGGAACGTCTCGGAGGCGATGCTCAGGCGCAAGGCCTGGTGCGAGAGCCGGATGAACCCCGGGGCCTATAACGCCTCGAGCGGTAGCTCCGGTCTCTTCCAGTTCATCCCGTCGACCTGGCGGACGACGCCGTATGCCCGCCGGTCGATCTGGTCGGCCCGCTGGAACGCCCTGGCCGCCGCCTGGATGCATCACGTGGGCCGGGGCGGCGAATGGGCGTGCCGGTGATCGACGCGATGCCCTACCGGCTGTGGGTCAACGAGGCCCGCACCGTGCTCGTGCGCTTCTGGGAGAGCGGCCTCGTCGAGGTCTGCTTCCGCGAGGACTCCGGCGACGTCTGGGGCCCGCCGATCCGGGTCGTGGAGGAAGCATGACCGGCTCCGACCTGACGGTCCGCTACCCGCTGCCGCACGCCGCCGACCTGCAGCAGCTCGGCGCCCTCGTCGCCTCCTCGGCGTACTTCTCCGACGCCCGCGAGGCCGCCCAGGCGGCGGTCAAGATCATGGCCGGCGCCGAGCTCGGGATCGGGCCGATCGCCTCGATGCGCGGCATCGACATCATCAAGGGCGAGGTCAGCCTGTCGGCCGGCATGGTCGCCGCGATGGTCCGGCGCTCCGGCGTCTACGACTACCGCGTCGAGCGCTGGGACAACGAGGCGTGCGAGATCGTCTTCACCCGCAACCGGCGGCCGCTGACCCCGTCCTCGGTGTTCACGCTCGAGGACGCCAAGCGCGCGGGCCTGGCCGGCCCGAACTATCAGAAGTTCCCGCGCAACATGCTGTTCGCCCGGGCGATGACCAACGGCGCCCGGGTGCACTGCCCCGAGGTCTTCGTCGGTGCCGTCTACACCCCGGATGAGCTCGTCGACGGCGAGGTGGTCCTAGAGCCTTCTGAGCCGCCCGAGGCGCAGGTTGACCCGTCACCCCAGGGAGGGCAGGAACGTGCCCCAGAGACGGTGGAGGACACCCCTGCGACCCCGATGCCGACGACGCTGCCGGACGCCGCGGAAGAAGCCGTGCCGGTGGTGCACATGTACGCCATCACCGAGGCTCAGAGCACCGAGGTCAAACGGCTGCTCGGCGAGGCGATGCAGCGGGGCATGACCTCGAACATCCTGCGCGCCGAGCTCGACCACATGGGCCTGCGCGACACCGCGCTCGTCGCCGGCTGGGTGGACACGCTGAGCAAGGAGAAGGCGTCCGAGTTGATCGCGTTCCTGCAGGCCGGCGTCGAGCCTCCGGTTCATGACCCCGCGGGTGAGTGACGTGGGCTGGGTCCGCCTCGAGGACAACGTCTACGACCACCCGAAACTGATCCGGGTGTCGAAGGGCACGCGGTGGGTGTGGGTGGCCGCGCTGGCCTACTCCAACCGGCACCTGACGGACGGATTCGTGCCGAAAAAAGCGTTGAAGCTGGTCGAAGGCTCGCCGGCGGATGCTCGTCACCTGGTCCATAACGGCCTCTGGGAAATCGTCGATGGCGGCTGGCTCATCCACGACTACGCGAAGTACCAGAAGTCCCGCACACAGGTGGAGAACGAGCGCGCGTCGGCGCGTGACCGTATGGGCCGCATTCGCTCGAACAACGGCCGAACTTCAAGCGAAGTGCGCGAGAAGTTCGAGCCCCCCAACCCAACCCAAACATAAGAGCCCTAACCATGGTTGCCCTACAGGCTTTCTACCGCCGTCGCCGCCGTCGCGCCCCCGCGGGCGCGCGCGCACAAGGCGGCCCGAGCGGCGACGGCATCGGATGAGATCCGTAGAACTGCTCGAGGCCTGCGACCGCGGTGACGAGGCCCGCATGGAGCAGCTCGGCTGGCGCCCGATCCTCGACGCCCTGCGCTACTGGCCCAAGAAGCTGACCGGCAACACGCTCGCCCCGTACTGCTCGCTGCTCGGCGACGAGGACGTCGACGAGGTCGTGACCGCCATCCGCGCGTTCCCCGCCACCGCGTCGCAGTGGCGGCCGAGCCCCGTCGAGATCTTCCAGCGCATCCACCCGCCCGTCGCCGCGGCGCAACAGCGGCCGCCAGCCGGGATCACCTCGAGGCCCGACAACACGCCGACCGCCTACGAGGCCGTGCTCGACTGGGTGGCGATGGGCGAGGAGGTCTGCGAATGCGTGCCGCGCTCGCCGCAGTGCACGATCGACGCCGCGGGCGTCCTGCGCTGCGACGGGTGCGGGCGCCTCGAGCCCGGCCAGTACGACCAGGCCATCGAGTGGAAGCAGGGCCAATGAACCAGGCCGAGCTCGACGCCCTCGTGCGCTTCGCCAACGACGCCGGCTACAGCACCATCCCCGAGCACTACGCCGAGATGCGCAAGGCGCTCGTCTGGATCGCCGACCAGAACTCCGGCGTGTGGGGCGTCAGGGCCCGTGAGACGCTCGGCTGGAACCGCCGGCCCGTCGACCGGGCGTCGCGAGCCGTCGCGCAGCGTGGCCACGACGCGCTCGACACCCGGCTCGACGACGCGCTGCACGAGCACTGAATGCCCCGCGACTACAAGCTCTCGATGCCCGACGTCCTCGCCGCCCACCGCGCCCACACCGCCGGCTGGTCGATCCGCGCGCTCGCCCGGATGCGCTTCGAGCAGTGGGGCTACGCGAGCCCCGACAGCGCCTGCGAGGGCCTGCGCCACGCCTTCCGCGCGCTCGGCCTCGACGTCCGCGACCCGGTCGCCGGCGTCCGGCTCGCCCTCACCGTCCACGGCCACAACCGCCGCGACATCGCCGACCCGCGACACCCCGAGCACGCCGCCTACCTCGAGCACCGCCGCTGGATGGCCGCGCAGCGCCGCGAGAGCAGCGCACGATGACGAGGCCACGGGTGCTCGACCTGTTCTGCGGCGCCGGCGGCGCCGCCATGGGCTACGCGATGGCCGGCTTCGAGGTCATCGGCTACGACATCGACCCGCAACCCAACTACCCCTTCGAGTTCCACAAGGGCGACGCCCTCGAACAGCTCGAAGTCCCCGAATGGCCGGAGCGCTTCGACGTCATCCATGCCTCGCCGCCGTGCCAGGCCTACGCCAACGTCACCCGGTGGCGCGGCAACCCCGACGACCACCCGGACCTCCTCGGGCTCACGCTGGAGGCCCTGGAGGCCCGGGGGACGCCGTGGGTGGTGGAGAACGTCCCCGAGGCGATCCCCGAGCCCGACCTCATGCTCTGCGGCTCGATGTTCGGCATCACCGTCCGCCGTCACCGCCACTTCCTGTCCTCGGTGCCGCTGACCCCGCCGCCCGACGGATGCCGACACGGCGACCTCTTCCCGTTCATGCACAAGGGCGAGCGCTCCTACGCCGACGCGATGGAGTGTGCATGGATGACCAGCCGCGAGGCGCGGGAGGCCATCCCGCCGGCCTACACCCGGCACATCGCCGGGCAGGTGCTCCGGGCGCTCGACCTCGACGCCCCGCCGGAGTTCACCCGGTGGACGAGGTGCGAACACTGCCGTCGTCCGTTCCCGTGTCGGCGATCGACCGCTCGCTACTGCCGGGGCGCCTGCCGCATGGCGAGCCTTCGCTGTGACGCTAAGGGCCGTCTTAGCGTCACAGATCGGCGGCGTCCGGCATGACGCTCTCCGAGGCCGTCGAGCGCTTCATCGCCGACTGGAAGGCGGAGAGCAGAATCAACTCGCCGCTGACCGAGCGCGTCTACCGCTCAAAGCTCGAGCACCTCGCCGCCGCCGTCGACGACCGCGACCCGGCCACCGTCACCGGCAAGGATCTGCAGCGCGCGCTCGGCCGCTGGCAGGGCGAGAGCCGCCGCCAGGCGCACGCCATCTACCGCTCGTTCTTCCGCTGGGCCATGACCGAAGGCCTGCGGGAATCCAACCCGGCCGACATGGTCCGCCAGACGCGGCCCAAGCCGCCGCAGATCGCGCGGCTGACCCGCGAGGAGGGCGCGCGGCTGCTCGTCGCCTCACGGCCCGTGCGCAGAGACCGGTGGCTCGTGCACCTCGGCTGCTGCGCCGGCCTGCGCTCCGGCGAGCTGCGCGGCCTGCGCGGCCGGCACTTCGCGCGGCCCGGGTTCGTCTGGGTCAGCGCCGACATCGCCAAGGGCGGCCGCGAGCGCTGGGTGCCGGTCATCGCAGACCTCGAGCCGGTCGTCGAGGAGATCCTCACGCTCACCGGCCTCGACGAGCACGTGCTCCCCGGCCAGCGCTCCGCCGGCCACCCGGTGCCCGGGATCATGCGCGACACGACCAGGCCGATCGGCGCGACCACGCTCTACAAGCGCGTCGTCGACCTCGGCATCGCCGCCGGCATCGGCGTGCACGTGACGCCGCACTCGATGCGCCACCTGTTCTCGACCTACGTCGCCCGCCACGGCGGCATCCTCGTCGCCAAGGCGCTGCTCGGCCACGCGGACATCTCGACCACCCAGCGCTACACCGACGCGCCGACCCTCGACGAGCTCGCCGTCAGCCTGCACGGCTTCTCGTTCTTCGGCGCCGTCCCGCAACCCAAGGAGGCGACGCCGTGAATCAGGACCCGAAACCCCCGATGAACACTGCTGTGGAAGTTAACGCACGGTATCGACCACAGCAGCTCCCATCGGAGATCGTGCTCGCCGCCGAGGTCGCCGGTCGCCCCGAGCACACGCCCGAGATCGAGGACCTGCTGCTGCGCCTGGACGGCGACAGCCTGACCGTCACGCGTCTCGACGGCGAGCGCATCGTGCTCGACCGGGCCGAGCTCGAGGCGTTCCTCAATGCCTGAGAACGGCCCTTACGTAGACATGCGAACGTCTGATCCTGTAGGTGGCCGAGAGGCCAAGATCGAGGCGGTCGCGCGAGCATTGCAAGTCATCGCAGGCGATCAACTCTTTCCGTGGGCAGACCACCGCGAGGAAGCCGAGGCTGCCATTGCCGCTCTCGATGCCCTCAGTTCCTCCGGCTCTGCCGCCCAGAACCAGGAGGGCGCGAAGCAGCGAGGTGGCGCGCGAACGAAGGTGTGCTGCCCCGGCTGTGGGCGGACGCTGGGGGATGTGATGGAGTCACTTGTTCGTCAGCGCGGGCGATTCAAGGCGCAGCGAAATGCGGCCAGGGCTGAACTTGAGCGATTGAAGGCCGCTCGTTCCCCGCAGGACGAGGACCACGAACCCGCGAGCAATGACCGATAACGCGGCCTATGGAAAGCCGACAGCCGGCTACCGCCGGCGCGTCCTCGCCGACTTCGGGCCTCGCCAACAGGAGCTGCTGTGCCGAGCTCACACCCAGGGCGTGGACCTCGACGACCCGCTCGCCACGCAGACCAGGACCACGCTGCTCGCGACCGCCGGGCTCATCTGCGTGCGCACCAGTCGCAAGGGACACATCGCCTGGCGCGTCACCGAGACCGGCCGCGCCATCGTCGTCGGCCACATCCCCACGCTCCTGCACAAGCGCGGCGTCCCGGCCTACACGCACCAGCCGCACCGCGCCATGCGCGCCGAGCCCGAAGCCCTCACCTGACACCGCCTGCCCGGCGGTGTAGGGTTGCGCCCAAGCCGACCCGAGGCCTGTGAGGACCAGGGATCCGGGCGTGCCCCCAGGCGCAGAAAAGCCTTACCCCTTCTGCGTCCTTGATTCGGGGCGCTCGACGTCCGATCCGGCTGATACGAAGGGCGGACCGCATTGCCTGCGGCCCGCCCTCGACACAGGAGATCAGACCTCCCATGTCCCACCAGCCTGCCACCGACGGCCGACAGTCACTGCTGTTCGATGTCGCGGATACCTGCCTACATCCGCAACTGGCCGGCCTCACCGGCTACCGCTACGGGTGCCGTTGCCTCCGCTGCCGGGACGCCAAGAGAGTGGAGGCCCACACCCACGGACGGAAGGCGACATGCGCCGCCGACGAGTGCGACGCGGTCAGACTCAAGGGCTACCGCCTGTGCGCCGAACATCTCGCAGAACGAAACACATGCAAGCGTCCGGACTGCACGAACCCACGCCGCCGTGTAGCGGGCGCCGGCTACTGCTCCGAGCACGCCACCTGCATCGACGGCGTTCTCACCGGCCCGTCCGTCCAGAACGTGCGATGCCTCGGCTGCGACACGCCACTTACGCGACGGCACACGGCTCGCACCCTGATGTCCGATGCGTGGTCGCGCTTCTGTGTCGGCTGCACCGGCGGTACACCGCTGACGCTTGCCCAATTCAACGTCCACAACGTGCCCGTCGATACGGCGATCGAGTGGATAAAGCTGGGCCCCGACCTGAAGTGCGGTATCTGTGGCCATCGTCTAACCCGCAGCGCCGGAGCACGCAAGCCAACGATCGACCACAGCCATGCGTGCTGTGCTGGTCCCAACTCATGCGGCCGATGTGTCCGCGGCGTGCTGTGTCACCGCTGCAACACGTGGCTCGGGTACTTGGAAGCAATCGCCGCAGCCGGTCTCGCTGATGTGATGACGGCGTACCTCGGTCAGACCGAATACGCATAAGGGGCCGTTTTCTTAGGCGGCTCGGCAGGAGACTGCGCAGTCGCGCCGCTATTTCCCTCTATAGCTCAGGTTTTCCCTGTTCGCCCATGCTTTCGACGACTGCTCGCGGCTACGGTGCCGCTCATCGCCGCCTTCGGGCAAGTCTGGCCAAGCAGGTCTCCGCCGGTGGCGTGCGCTGCGCGCGCTGCGGCGGCGCGATCCTGCCCGGCGAGCCGTGGGACCTCGGCCATCACGACCTCGACCGCTCGCGCTACACGGGCCCGGAGCATCGCCGCTGCAACCGCGCGACGGCGGCCCGGCGCCGGCCGCGGGCGCGCGGGACGACGCCGTGGCGGCGCACCTCGAGGGTCTGGTGATGGCGGCGCGCACGGTGCGCGGCGCGGTGCTGGCCGAGCTGCGGGACTACCCGGGGATGCGCGGCTCCGGGCTGGCGCTGACGGCGCTGGCGCTGGCCGCTGACATCGACTCGCCGGAGACCAGCCCGACGGCGCGGGCGGCGTGCACGCGCGAGCTGCGCGAGACGCTGGACCGGCTGCGCGAGCTCGCGCCGCCCAGAGAGCAGAGCAACCATCTCGACGACCTCACAGCCCGCCGTGCCAAGCGCCGCCGCCGCGCCGTCGCCGACGGGTGAGCAGTCCCCGCGCCTGTGCTGGATCCCGCCGTACGTGTCGAGCACCGGCGCGGAGGCGATCGAGCTCGTGGAACGCGCCGGCCTGGTCCTCGACCCGTGGCAGCGGTTCATCCTCGCCAACGCCCTCAACGAGCGCGCCGACGGGCGCTGGGCGGCCCTGGAGGTCGGCGTCGTGGTCCCGCGCCAGAACGGCAAGGGCGCGCTGCTGGAGGCCCGATCGCTCGTCGGCCTGTTCCTGCTCGGCGAGCGGCTCATCACGCACTCGGCGCATCTGTTCGACACGAGCATGGAGGCGTTCCACCGGCTGCTCGCGCTGATCGAGGGCGCCCCGGATCTCGACCGGCTGGTCAAGCGCGTGACGCGGTCGCACGGCGACGAGGGCATCGAGATCCGCGGCGGCCGGCGCATCCGCTTCCGGACCCGCACGAAGGGCGGCGGCCGCGGGTTCTCCGGCGACTGCCTGATCCTCGACGAGGCGATGTTCCTGCCCGAGGCGACGGTCGGCGCGCTGTGGCCCACCTTGACCGCCCGCGAGAACCCGCAGGTCTGGTACGCCGGGTCGGCCGTCGACCAGAACGTCCACGACCACGGCATGGCCCTGGCCCGGTTGCGCCGGCGCGGCATCGAGGGCGGCGAGGAGGCGCTGGCGTACTTCGAGCATTCCGCCGACGCCGACCTCGACACCGTCCACGCGGTCGCCGGCGACGAGCGGACGTGGGCGCAGGCGAACCCGGGACTCGGGATCCGGCTGCGCGCGGATGTGATCGCGGCCGAGCAGCGCGCGATGGACCCCAGGACGTTCGCGACCGAGCGCCTCGGCGTCGGCGACTGGCCGTCGGGCCGCCCCGCCGACGACGACCTGATCACCCTCGCCGCATGGGAGGCGTGCGAGGACGACGCCTCGCAGCTGGTCGGGCCGGTGTGCGTCGCGTTCGACGTCACCCCCGACCGGTCGCGGGCGGCGATCGGCGTCGCCGGGACGCGCGACGACGGCCGCGCGCACGTCGAGGTCATCGACCACCGCCGCGGGACGGGCTGGGTGGCGCAGCGCCTGGCCGAGCTCCAGGACCGCCACGATGTGGCCGGGATCTGGTGCGATGAGCGCTCGCCGGCCGCCGCGCTGCTGAAGGGGATGCGCGAGCGCCGGATGATCGTCACGGCGGTGTCGACGACCGAGTACGCGCAGGCGTGCGGCCAGCTCGTCGACGCGGTCAACGAGGACGGCCTGCGCCACCTCGGGACGCCCGAGCTCAAGGCGGCGGTGCTCGGTGCGACACGACGCCCCCTCGGGGACGCGTGGGCGTGGTCGCGCAAGTCCTCGGCCGTCGACATCTGCCCGCTGGTCGCGTGCACGCTGGCGCTCCGCGGCGTCGGTGAGCAGCCCCCGTCCGTGTACGAGCAGCGAGGGATCCTGACCGTCTGATGGCATTCTGGAACCGCAAGGAGACCGTCGAGGGGCGCGCGCAGACGTCAGGGATGGCGCTGCCGCAGACATGGCTCTCCGACGCCCTCGGCGGCCCGCTGTCACCGTCGGGCAAGCGCGTCACCGTCCACGGGGCCCTCGGGATCAGCGCCGTATGGGCGGCCGTGTCGATGATCGCCGAGCAGGTCGGCCAGCTGCCGCTCAAGGTCTACCGCGAGGCCGACGACGGCCGCGAGGAGGCGCGTCAGCACCGCGCGTGGTCGATGCTGCACGACAGGCCCAACGAGCACACTCCGGCCGACCGCTTCTGGTCGACCTGCTCCACGCACATCCTGCTCTACGGCAACGCGTTCCTGCGCAAGCACCGCGACGGCCTCGGGCTCGTCGACGAGCTGTCGCTGCTCAACCCGGCCTACATGAGCGTGTACTGGGACGGCGACCAGCTCATCAAGCAGTACCGCTACCAGCCCCCGACCGGGCAGATGACCGAGTTCGACCCCGGCGAGGTGCTGCACATCTTCGGCCTCAGCCTCGACGGCGTCCTCGGCGAGTCCGTGATCACACGCTGTAAGGCGGCGTTCGGCGCCGCGCTGGCCCGCGACGAGTACGAGGGCGGCTTCTATGCCCGCGGCGCGACGCTGTCGGGGCTCGTCAAGCATCCGGCGCGCCTCGGGCCCGACGCCATCGTCAACCTCAAGCAGTCGATCTCCTCGATCTTCGGCGGGTCGGCGAAGGCCCACCAGGTCGGGGTGCTCGAGGAGGGCGCCGACTGGGTCAGCGTCGGGTCGCCGCTCAAGGATCTGCAGTTCGTCGAGAGCCAGCAGATGAGCCGGACGGACATCGCCGTCATGTTCAAGCTGCCCCCGAACTACCTCGGCGGGACCAGCGGCGACAGCCTGACGTACGCGACCGTCGAGTCCAACCAGCTGCAGTTCGCGCTGCACGCCATCGCCCCGATCACGAACGCGATCGCCAAGGCGCTGACGACCGACTCGGGGATCTTCCCGCAGAGCATCTACAACGCCGAGTTCTCGATCGACGCGATGCTGCGGGCAGACACCGGCGCCCGAGCCGCGTACTACAAGACGATGACCGAGGTGCAGGCGATCACCCCGAACGAGATCCGCCACCTCGAGAACCTGCCGCCGCTGCCCGACGGCGGCGACGAGGTGAAGGCCCCGACGGCGGAGCGCATCAGCGTCGCCGAGCCGCAGCCGCCGGGCACCACGCCGCCGACGCCGCCGCCGCCGATCCCCGGCGCGGGCCCGCCGCCACCGCAGCTCGCCGCCATCAGCGGCCACTGACCCAGGAGGACAGGACTCGATGGACCTCGAGCAGCAGTTCGCGACCGGCCGGCCCGAGAAGCGCTCGGTGCCGTTCGCCGACCTCGACGTCGCCCCCGACGGCCGCAGCTTCGACGGGTACGCCGCCATCTACGGCCGCGAGGCCGACCTCGGCGACTTCACCGAGGTCATCGTCCCGCCCGCCCTCAGGGGGGCGGCGGAGCGCTCGGGCAACCTGCCGCTGCTGTGGAACCACAACGACGGCCTGCCGCCGCTGGCGACGACCGCCGGCGGCACCATGACGGTCACCGAGGACCAGCGCGGCCTGCGCGTCAAGGCGCAGATCGACGAGCGCCACATCCTCGGCCCGACGCTGATGTCGATGCTCGAGCGCGGCGACGTCCGCGGCATGAGCTTCGGCTTCGTCGTCGGCGACGGCAACAGCAAGATCAGCCGCCGCGACGGCAAGGTCCACCGCACGCTCACCGGCTTCAAGAGACTTCTCGACGTCAGCCCGACCTGGAACCCCGCGTATCCGGACACGAGCGCGGAGCTCCGGTCGCTACGTCAGCTGGCGACCATCCTCGTCGAACCGCAGCAACTCCCCCGGGCCGAGGCCGAGGAGCAGGGGGACGGGGCGGACGGCGAAGGCCATGTGGTCGCGCAGGACCCCGAGCAGCGCTCTGGGGCGGACTGGGAGATCCAGGCCGCAGCAAGGAGACGCCGGCTGCAGATGCTCGGTCCCATGATCGAGCCCCACACCGACGAAAGGACTGCGCCATGAGGCGCGACGAAGTCCGGCGCCTGGCCGAGCAGGAGGCGCATCTGCACGCGGACATCCTGGAGCTCAACGCCGCCGCCGAGAAGGAGGAGCGCAACCTCAGCTCCGAGGAGCAGGAGCGCTTCGACAAGATGATGGACGGCGTGACCGACCTCCGCGAGCGCCGCACCCGCGCGGAGCGGCTGCTCGTGCAGGACCGCGAGATCCAGAGCACGCTGACCACTCCCGTGGAGCAGCGCGTCGACTCCGAGAACCTGCTGCCCGCGACGTTCTCCGAGTACCGCGCCCGCAAGTTCGGCGTGGCGCCGTGGGACGAGCCCGAGGTCCGCTCCGCCTATTACCACTACATGGTCGAGGGCGCCGACAACCTCGAGGTCGAGGAGAAGCGCGCGCTGTCGCGGGCGACGGGCGCGGCCGGCAACTTCCTGGTCCCGACCGACTTCTACGACCAGGTCATCCGATCGCTGCGGTTCATGGGGTCGGTCGCGAACCTCGCCACGGAGGTCACGACCTCGGGCGGCGACTCGATCCAGGTGCCGGCCAACACCGCGCACGGCAGCGCGTCGTGGCTGTCGGAGAACAGCGCCTACGTCCCGTCGGACGAGACGTTCGCGCAGATCACGCTCGGCGCCAACAAGGCGACCGCGAAGATCATCGTCAGCGAGGAGCTCCTGCAGGACTCGGCGTTCGCGCTGGACTCGTTCCTGTCGCAGGAGTTCGGCGAGCGCATCGGCGTGCTCGAGAACACCGCCTACATCAAGGGCTCGGGCACCGGCCAGCCGCAGGGGCTGCTGTCGTCGCCGACGGCGTCGAACATCACGACGGTCACCGCCGCCGTCGGCAACGCCGCGGCGTTCACCTACGCGGGGCTGGTGACGGCGGTCTTCTCGCTGCCCTACCAGTACCGCCAGGGCGCGTCGTTCATCGTCTCCGACCAGGCCGCCCGCAACCTGTACCTGATGGTCGACGGGCAGCAGCGCCCGCTGTGGAGCGTCAACGTCTCGGCCTCCGGGCCGGACACGTTCCTCGGCTACCCGATCTACACCGACCCCGACGTCCCCGCGCCGGCCGCCGGCAACATCAGCGTGTTGTTCGGCAACTGGAAGCGCGCGTACATGATCCGGCGCGTCGCCGGGTTCTCGATGCAGCGCCAGAACGAGCTGCACTCCGACAACGGCCAGGTCGGCTTCCGCGGCTACGAGCGCGTCGACGGCAAGGTCGTCCTCGCCGCCGCCGGCGTCGCGGTCGCCCACTCGGCCACCTGATCGAAAGGAACTGATCCCAGATGGCAGAAAAGAAGGATGCCCCGGCGGCCGAGGTCACCCAGGAGCCGGCCGCTCCCGGCACCGTCGAGCAGCAGGACGTCGAGGGCGCCGAGTTCGTCAACAAGCCGGGCGACTCGCCGGTGGCCGGCGGGCGCGCGGACGGGGCGATCCTGACCGCCGAGCCGCCCGCCGAGGCCGACAAGTCCTCCTACGCGGGCCCCGGTGACGCCGAGGCCGAGCAGCCCCCGGTCCGCACCACGCGGCCGGACGTGCCGATCGCGGTGAGCATGGCGACCGGCGCCGGGCAGCACGTCCCGCCCGACCCCGAGAAGTACGACGAGGCGGGCCGCGCCAAGGACTGACGTGGTCGCGAGGGCGCCCGGGGGACTGCGGTTCCCCCGGGCGCCGTCGCGCGCAACATCGAGCTCACCATGACCATCGTCACCCTGCTGTCGCTCACGCCGCCCCCGCGGTTCCCGCCGGCGAACCAGCCGTGGACGAGCGCGCGCATCGAGGAGTCCGCCGACGGCAGCGCGCCGTGGACGACGATCGAGCCGGCGTTCACGCTCAACCCGGTCACGAGCGACCCGGTGATCCCGACGCCGTACAGCTTTACGACGCTCCACGCGACGCTGCCCGCCGGCTGGTACCGGGTCGTGTGGATCGACCAGGCCGCCAACGAGCAGGCCGCCCCGGCGATCCACAACGGCGCCGCTTCGGATGATCAGATCCGCCCGGCACTCGAGGACGTCGCGAACCTCGTCGCCTCCTACACATCCTCGATGGGCCAGGAGCTCGGCACGTTCACCCCGGACACCCGCCCCACCGACACCGAGGTCGACATGCTGATCGACGTCGCCGTCGCGGACCTGCACGCCCGGATCCCCGTGCCGATCCCCGACGCCCACGCCGAGGAGGCGCGCGACCTGATCGCGCTGCAGACCGCGACGCTGATCCAGACCTCACGGTTCCCCGACAACCTCGACACCGACCGCTCCGCCTACACCCAGTACGCGGCCATGTACCTGCAGGCCGTCGAGGCGCTGCGCCTCGAGCTGATGCCGATCCAGATCGCGTGATGCAGGTCGACGTCCTCGTCACCGGCGACCGCCAGGCCTCCGGCCTCCTCGACCGGCTCTCCGGCCGCCTCGACGACGGCACGCCGGCGATGCGCGGCCTCGTCGACCAGCTCCTCGAGGTCGAGCAGGAGCGCTTCGCCGGCCGCGGCGTCCGCTGGCGGCGGCTGTCGCCGCAGACGAGGCGCATCAAGGCCGAGCAGCACCTCGACCCGCGGCCGAACATCGCGACCGGCCGGATGATGCGGTCGCTGACGACGCGCGACGCGCCCGGCCAGGTCGTCCGGGTCACCCCGACGTCGCTGACGTTCGGGACGAGCGTCTGGTACGCCAGGTTCGCCAAGAAGCTCGGCCGCAACCCGGTCGGCGCGACCCGCACCCAGCGCAAGCAGCTCGTCGCCGAGCTCAAGCGCATCCTCGTCGAGGACGACCGGTGAGCACCCCGGACCCGTTCGGGAACGCGGTTGACGCCGACACCATCGAGGACGCGCTGCGGGCCGGCATCCAGGCCTGGCTGCCCGCGTGGCTCGCGCATGAGGAGCGCCGCCGCGGCTGGGCGCACGGCACCCTGCCGGTCCCGCGGTCGTGGCCGACGATCAGCGAGTTCCGCTCCGACGTGACGATGCAGCGCCCGAGTGTCGTGATCGTGTCCGGGGGCACCACGGCCGCTCCCGAGGTGCTCCCGGACGCGCTGCGGCGGACCTGGCGCTTCGAGGCCGCGATCATCATCGCCGGCCGCGATGAGACGCAGGCCCGGCAGCTCGCCGCCCCGTACCTGACCGCCGTTGCGATGGCCGCGACGACCGACGAGACGCTCGGCGGCGTGACCGAGAACGTGCGCTGGTCCGGCGCCGACGAGCACGACTACGGCACCCCGGCGCCCGGGGGCGGCCAGGTCGCGATCTACGCCACGACCATTGACGTCACCGCCCGGTCCGCCGTGCCCGCGTACCTGGCCCGCGATCCGGACGGGGTGCTCGTGCCGCCGCTGGATCCGACGGCTCCGCCCCCGGTGCCGCTGCCGCCGCTCGACGTCGACATCGAAGTGACCGCCACACCCGGCGGCGAGACGCCGTAACCACCCACGAAGGAGCCACATGGCCGACCGCTATCTCTACGTCGGGGAACACTCGGACACGCTCTCCAGCGGTCGTCCCGTGGCCCCCGGTGACCGTGTCCCCGTCTCGGCGCTCGACGAGGACGCCGACCGGCGCTTCCTCGACGACGGTCTCCTGATCGACGCCAAGGCCGAGGCCGAGGAGGCGAAGAAGTAGATGCCCGCCCCCGACGTCACCATCAACATCATCGACGCGCCGACGCCGCCCGCCCCCGCCTCGGCGACCGGCACCGCGTTCATCGTCGGACTCTCCGACCGCGGCAGCGCGGGCACCACGGCGGTCCTCAAGCCGACCGACGTCATCACGTCCAAGGGCGACTTCGACGCCCGCTACGGCACCCGCCAGAGCTACAACGGCCCCGAGTACGACGCCATGGAGGCGTTCTTCGCCGAGGGCGGCAGTCGCCTGTTCTGGTCACGCAAGGCCGGCCCCGCCGCCGTCAAGGCGAGCGCCGCGATCCCGGCCGCGGGCACGAAGTTCACCGCCGTCGCCAGGGGCCCCGGCGCCAGCTACAACACGGTCACGGTGGCCGTCGCCTCCGGCGTCATCACCGTCAAGGACGGCGCCACGATCGTCGAGGTCAGCCCCGCGCTCGCGGACGTCGTCGCGGCGCAGGCGTGGGCGACCGCCTCGTCGCAGTACATCGACATCACCCCGGTCGGCTCCGGCGCCCTGTCCGACTCGCCGGCCGTGGCGCTCGCGTCGGGCAACGACGACCGGGTGAACGTCACCGACGTTCAGATCCAGGCCGCCCTGGATCGCTTCGCCCGGGACCTCGGGCCCGGCCAGGTGGCGCTGCCGGGTGACGGCCGGCAGCTGGCGTACACGATGATCGCGACGCACGCCCGGGATAGGAACCGGATGGCGGTCGCCGACGCGCCGGACACCCCGACGTACACGAACGTCACCGCGCTCGCCGCGAGCACGAGGGCGCTCGGGCGCGAGCTCGCCCGGCACGTCATCCTGCTCGACCCGTGGCTCTACGCGCCCGGGAGCGGGACGAGCACCCAGCGCACGGTGCCGCCGTCCGGGGTGTTCATGGGCCGCGCCGCCGTCAACGACGCCGCCCCCGGCTCCACCCCGAACCGGGCAGTCGCCGGGCCGCGCGCGACGAGCAACTTCGCGACGGCAGTGAAGTACAGCCGCACCGACGCCGAGCGCTCCGCCCTGGCGGACGCCGGCGTCACCGTCATGCGGCAGTTCTCCACCGCGACCATGCCCTACGACGACGTCACCCCCGTGGACGGGACCGTCGACCCCGAATGGGTCGGCGCCGGCGCCAACCGCTTCATCATGTTCGTCGTCGCCAACCTCGAGGCGATCGGCCGCGCGCACCTGTTCGAGCCCGTCGCCGGGAGCGGCAGCCTCGCCGGCTTCAACGGCGACATCGGCTCGTTCCTCACCCAGTACGTCGACTCGAGCCAAGGGCCGCTGTACGGGGACACGCCGGCCGACGCCTTTCGGGTCGAGACCGGCCCGAGCGTGAACACGCCGGTCACGATCGCGGGGCGGCAGCTCAAGGCGGCCGTGTCGATGAAGATCGCGCCCAATGCCCGGTTCGTGATCATCGCCCTGACCAACACCGGCATCGCGGAGGTGCTCTAGATGTCTCGCCAGGACACGGCGATCTGGACGGCCAGCATCGACGGGACCCCGATCGGGCAGGCCCAAAGGGGCTCCGGGGGGGAGACGACCGCCACCGGCCACAAGGGCTGGAACGGCGGGCTCGGCGAGGTCGAGCGCGGCGGCCGGAAGACCACGTCGGACATCGAGCTCGTCTACGAGGTGACCGGCGCGCCCGCCCTGCCGTGGCTGCGCGGCAAGATCAACCAGCCCGCCTCGGTGCACTTCACGCCGCGCGACGACGACGGCAACCCCAGGATGGTCGAGCAGGTCCAGTACACCGGCCGCGTGCTCGGCGTGTCGTGGGACGACACGGACACGATGAACGAGGGCGACATCCTGTTCGCGACGGTCACGGTCGGCGTCAACACGCCGTGACGTCGTTTCTGGATGAGCTGCGCGACGAGGCCGAGGAGGCCCGCCGCCACGCCGAGAAGGTGATCGCGGTCCCCGGCAGCCGCTTCGCCGTCCGCTTCAAGCCGCCACACCGGGAGAAGCTCGACGTGATCCTCGCCGGCGTCCGCGCCAACGCGCTGACCGAAGACGAGGAGGTCCAGTTCATCATCGACTGCCACGACGAAGTCGTCCGCCGCAACGGCGGCGGCGACCCCGAACCGGTGGACCCCGAAGGCGGCCCGCTCCGCTTCGACGGCTCCGACCCGCGCTGGGGCCTCGAGGACAACGGCACCGCCCGCCAGGCGGTCGTCAAGCTCTACCAGCTCGACGTCCACCCATTGGCCGTGTCGGGGCACGTGGAGCTGCTGCTGCCGTGGCTGCAAGGGGTCGAGGCCGAGATCGCGCGGACGGTCGAGCAGGCGGGAAAAGACCCGGGGCGCGAGCGTTGATCGCCGACGCCGCGCGCCTGCAGCTCAACGGCATGGACGGCATGCGGTTCCTCGGCGCCGACCCGCGCACGGCGGCCGACGACATCGAGGCCGTCGTGATGGTCTGGGTGAGCAACCAGATGGTCCGCGACACCAGAGACGCGCATGGCTGACGAGACCATCGGCATCCGCATCACCACCCGCGGGGCCCGCCAGTCCGCGCAGGAGACCCGCCGCGTGGCCGGCGCCATCGGGACCCTCGCGCCGGCCGCGCGGCGCGCGCGCTCGAGCATCGGGAGCCTCGGCTCAGGGATGGGCGCCCTGGCCCGCCAGGCCAAGGTCGTCGGCGCCGGCGTCCTCGGCCTGGCCGCGCTCACCGCCCGGGCCGGCATCCAGTTCGACGCCTTCCAGGAGCAGTCCCAGATCGCGTTCACCGGCCTGCTCGGATCCTCCAAGGCCGCTCGCAAGGAGCTCGTGTTCCTGCAGCAGACGGCGGCCAAGACCCCGTTCGAGCTGCCGCAGATCACCACCGGGGCCCGGCAGCTGCTCGCGTTCGGGTTCAACGTCAAGCAGGCCAACAGCCTCCTCGGCACGATGGGCGACGCCGCCGCCGGCGCGGGCCTGGGGGCGGACGCGATCGACCAGATGGTGCGGGCGTTCGGACAGATCCGCGGCAAGGGCACCCTGCAGGCCGAGGAGCTCAACCAGCTCGGCGAGCTCGGCCTCGTCAACCGCGAGAAGCTCGCCAAGAACCTCCACATCACGACCGCGCAGCTCGCCGACGCCGGCAATCAGGGCATCGGCGCGAACAAGGCGATCGGCGCGCTGCAGAAGACCCTCGACGACACGTTCGGCGGGGCGTCGGCGAAACAGGCCCAGACGTTCAACGGGCAGATGTCGACGCTGCACGACACGTTCAACCAGACTGCCGGCATCATCGCCAAACCCGCGTTCGACAAGCTCCGCCGCGACGTCCTCCCGGCCCTCACCGACACGGCGAAGGCGATCGGCCGGATCAGCGGCCGCCACGACCTCGACATCGCCAGCAAGCTCGACCTGAGCGAGCGCGTCATCAAGCGCAAGCTCGGCCCGTTCGCGCGCGAGCTCGGCGTCGCCGTCTCCCAGGCGCACATCCCCGAGCGCATCGGCGCCGCCATCCAGGCCGGCGCCCCGATGATCGGCCGGGCGTTCGGGCACGCCGCCCCCGTCGCCGCCCGCTCCTTCTGGGACGCGTTCAAGTCCTCCGGACCCGCCGGGCAGGCGGCGATCATCGGGATCCTCGGCGCGAAGTTCGGCGGCTTCAAAGCATTGGGCGGCGCGATCGGCGGGCTGCTCGGCAAGGGCATCGGCGGCAAGATCACCGGCCGCGCCGGCGCCGTTCCCGTGTGGGTCGTCAACCAGGGCGGCATGCCCGGCGGGCCCGGCAAGGGCAAGGGGCCGGGGAAGATCGCCAGGCTCGGCAAGAAGCTGCTGCCCGGAGCCGCCGGCCTGACGCTCGGCGACGCCGGCGTCGCCGGCGGTGCGCTCCTGGCCCCCGCTGCCGCTGCGTACGGGCTCGGCAACTACGGCCCGACGAAGGGGACCGCGCACGGCATTAACCGCCTCACCGGCCGGCCGTACACGCAGGGCACCGACAAGGTCGGCCCGCGCGGTGTCGGCGGTATCGGCCCGGTCACCCGGCCCGCCCGGATCAACCCGTCGCCGATGGCCCCGATCGTGGTCCACCTGAAGGTCGACGGCAAGACGCTCGCGCAGACCACGCTGCACGCCGCGAACAACGCGCGCGCGGCGCGCAAGGGCTTCTAGGCGTACAGCCCGACGCGCCGGCCGTTCGCGCCGGTGCACAGCATGATCGGGTAGTTCTCGTCGGTGTAGCCGGGCGGCTGCTGGCCGTTGGCGCCCATGAGGATTCGGCAGCGCATCCCGTGCCCCGAGACGGTCACGAGAGCATCCAGGCGGTCAGTCGCGTCCATCTTGTCGTCTGCGGCCCCGATGACGCGCTTCGCGAACGTGCAGGTGACGGGGCCGCGCACCCACACGCGCCCCTGACCGCTGGGAGTTCCGGTGAACGCGAACGTCGGACCGCACGCGCGCGTGGCCGGCGTCGCCGAGGCGGTGGCCGTCAGGACGAGTGAGCCGACGACGGCGAGTAATAAGGCGAGCTTCATGCTCATGCGTATCGGCAGCACGTGACTTCGACATGAACAACATCCGCTGATGCCGCCTTCCTCCGGCCCGCAGGCGTGGGTCAACGCGGTGCCGCCCGGCTGGGTGCGCATGACCCCGGAGGACGACACCGACGTCGCCGTCCGCGTCGAGCTCGGCGACCCGTTCCCGCAGGTCACACAGGGCGTCGGCGGCTGGAACATCATCGACCGGCCCGGCCGGACCGGGATCACGCACTGGACCGGTCATGAGCCCTACGGCGTCGACCTCGAGCTGTTCTTCGACGACCCGGACGGCTCGAGCGTCGAGGCGCCGCTGGCGTGCCTGGAGGCGATGGCGGGCCGCGGGACGAAGCGCAAGGGCGACGAGCCTCCGGTGCTGAAGGTCGACTCGGCCGGCGTCATGCCGCACGACCTCCACGGCGACCCGGGGACGCGCTGGGTGATCGCCGGGATCGACTACAGCACCGACGAGGTGCTCGTCAACAGCGCCGGGAACCGCTACCGCCAGACCGTGACGGTGTCGCTGCTGCAGTTCGTCGCCGACGAGCGGCTGTCGTCGCTGAGCGCGAACCAGTTCCTGACCCGCAAGCCGGCGAAGAAGCGCTACCGCGTGAAGACGGGGGACACGCTCGTCACGATCGCCGCGAAACAGCTCGGCGACCCGTCGCGCTGGAACGACATCGCGAAACTCAACAACCTCCGCGACCCCCGCTCGATCCGGCAGGGCGCGCTGCTGCGGATGCCCTAGATGCCCGATCCCTCCCGCTCCCAGCGCGCGTTCGCGAAGTTCGTCAAGAACCCGCCCTTGTTGGTGGCCCAGCAGGCGAACCTGTCGCACAACGAGCGCATCGACACCTTGAGCCTGCAATCACTGGCGAAGCCCGCGCGCGGGAAGCGCAAGCCGAAGCTCGACATCGGGGGCAGTCTCGTCAGCGCGCAGGTGACGCTCACGATCGAGGGCGCCTCGAGCCTCACGATCGGCATCCACGACCCGGACTGGGAGCTCGAGCGCTCCGGCCTCCTGGACCGCGACGCCAACGGCCGCCTCGACTCGGTCAGTATGGCGATCGACAGCCTGCGCTTCCGGCTCGCCAAGGCCGCCCGCAACGACGACGCCACATTGGAGCTCACGTTCGAGGACGAGGTCTGGGCCCTGTTGCGCGCGCACCGCTCGCACCTCGCGACGTCCCGCAACGCCATGACCCGGGCGCAGTTCATCGAGAAGATGGTCGGCGAGGTCAAGCTCCGCGACCTCGTCTACTACGCCCCGGAGAAGGGCAAGAAGCAGCCGGTCGCGCACCCCGACTTCCCGGACGTCAAGCCGTCCGGCGGCAGCACCGGGTTCGACAAGGGCGCCCGCTTCAAGATCGCCGGGATCACGGCGGACCCCGACCAGATGCGCAACGCCGCGACCGTCCTCGGCGTCGCCGACCAGGAGGAGGCCCTGCCGAAGGCGACGCTGGCGCTCGTCGAGGCGTGCATCGTCGAGAGCAGGATGCGCAACCTCCCCGGCGGCGACGCCGACTCCGAGGGGATACTGCAGCTGCGCGTCGGGCTGCACGGCGAGAAGCTGGCCCGGGACGTCGCCGAGTCGGCGCGCGCGTTCCTCAAGAGCGGGTTCACGGGGAAGGGCGGCGCGATCGCGCTCGCGCGCGCCAACGCCTCCCAGAGCGCCGGCTGGGTCGCCCAGCAGGTGCAGGGCTCGGCGTTCCCGGACCGCTACGACCAGGCCCACGACGAGGCCGCCGCGATCGTGAGCAAATGGAACGGCGGGGATGGCGGCGCCTCCACCCACGAGGCCGTCCGCGTCAAGAGCTTCCGCTTCACCCGCGGCATGCCCGGCCAGACCGAGAACACCGTGCAGGCCGCCACCCGGCTCGCCGACGACGTCGCCTGGCGGTTCTTCGCCGTCGGCGCCGTCGTGTACTTCGTCTCGGACTACTACCTGATCGCGCAGGCCGCCGACTTCGCCCTCGACGGCTTCGACGCCGACGGGCTCCTCTCCCGCCCGGCGTATGAGTGGGACCATCGCAAGCTCGTCGCGGAGTGCGAGCTCGACGTGTCCGCGAACGCGTGGGGCGTCCTCCCCGGCTCGTGCGTCGACCTCGACAACATGGGCCCCGTCGACGGCCGCTGGATCGTCCAGGAGTTCACCTTCGACCTCTTCAACGCCGCGGCGGCGCACGTCACGCTGGTCAAGCCGACCAAGCCGAAGAAGGAGCCGGCCCCCGAGCTGTTCACGGTCGCGGTCGGCGACGGCACCCCGGCCACGGAGGGCAGCGGCGGGGCGAAGAAGGCGATCGCGTGGGCCGTCGGCCGGATCGGCCACTACGCCGAGGAGTTCGGCAACAACCGCGGCAGCGAGCTCGACGCGCTCGAGCAGAAGTTCGGGATGCAGGGCGCCCCGTGGTGCGCGATCTTCGCCACGACCGCGATCGTCATGGGCGGCGTCTCGCGCGAGTGCCGCACGGCGGCGGTCGCGCAGATCAACGCATGGGCCGCCGCCGGCAGCAACGGCTACACCCGCGGGTTCCGCGCCACCCCGCAGCCCGGTGACCTCATGACCTTCGGCAACGACCACGTCGCGCTCGTCGAGAAGGTCTCCGGTGACAGCGTCGGGACAATCGAGGGCAACACGAGCGCGAACAAGGTCGCCCGTCTCACCCGCGCGAAGAGCAGCGGCCGGTTCGTCCGCCCCGACTACCCGCCCGACACCTGATGGCCGGCATCGAGGAGCTCGTCAACCCGGCCGGCCCGAACCAGACGCCGTACAACGCGATCGTCGCCGCCAGGGTCCACGGGGTCAGTGGCGGCACGGTGTCGGTCACGATTGACGGATTCCCGTCCGACCAGGTGTACGCGGACGTGCCATCCGCGGGCGGCACGCCGACCGCCGGGGACACGACCGCGCTGCTGCACGACTCCAACGGCAACCCGATCGTCGCCGTCGTGCCCGGCGGCGTCGCCGGCGGCGGCGGTACTGCCGGCCCGCAGGGGCCGCCCGGCCCCACGGGGCCCAAGGGCGACAAGGGCGACACCGGATCCACGGGCGCGACCGGCGCCGCGTCGACCGTGCCCGGTCCCACCGGCCCGCAAGGCGCCACCGGCGCCACCGGCGCGACCGGCTCCCAGGGGCCGCAGGGCAACCCGGGCGCGACGGGCGCCACCGGCAGCCAGGGACCGATCGGGAACACGGGCCCTCAGGGAGCCACCGGCAACACGGGTGCGCAAGGGCCGCAGGGCAGCCTCTGGCGCTCCGGCACCGGTGCCCCGGCCGGCGCGCTCGGGGCCGTCGGCGACTGGTACGAGAACGACGCCAACGGCGACATCTACGAGAAGACCGGCGCGTCGACCTACACGCTGCGCGACAACCTCACCGGCCCGCAGGGCCCGCAGGGCAACCCGGGAGCCGGTGCCCCCGACGCGACGACCACGACGAAGGGCTCGATCCAGCTCGCCGGGGACCTGGCCGGCACCGCCGCCGCCCCGCAGATCGCCGCCGGCGTGATCATCGACGCCGACGTCAACGCCGCCGCGGCCATCGCCGAATCCAAGTTGAATCTGGCCACGGACGCCGCTGCAGGGACCGGGTCTCGCCGAACCCTCGGGACCGGGGCCCTGCAGGCGGCGGCCGGCAACGACACCCGGTTCACGGACGCCCGGGCACCGACCGGCACCGCCTCCGGGGACCTGTCCGGGTCCTACCCCTCGCCCCAGATCGCCGCAGGGGTCATCGTCGACGCCGACGTCAACGCGGCGGCGGCGATCGCCGAGTCCAAGCTCAACCTCGCCACCGACGCCGCCGTCGGGACGGGCTCCCGCCGCACGCTCGGCACCGGGGCGCAGCAGGCCGCCCCTGGCAACGACGCGCGCTTCGGCACCGGCTTCCTCGCCGGCACCGGCGCCCCCACGGCCGGGGTCGGCTTCAACGGCGCCATCTACCTCGACACCGCATCGCTGCGGCTCTGGGGGCCCAAGGCGGCCGGCGCCTGGCCCGGCACGGCCCTCGGGCGCCTCGTGCCGCTCGCACCCACCTACGGCCAGATCACCACCGGATGACCGAGCTCCCCGCCCCCTCCTGGCCGTTGCAGTTCGTCACGAACGCCGACGGCACCATCACCTACGGCGACCTCGAGCAGGACACGAACGCCGAGCGCAAGGCCTCCGCCGCCACGATCGCCGCGACCCCGCGCGGCGCGCACCTCGGCGACGCGACATTCGGAGTCACGACGCCCTTGTTCGAGACCGTCCCACTGGACACCGAGCGCCTGGCCCGTGAGATCCAGCAGTCCGACCCGCGCCTCGCCCTGACCGTGACCGAGACCGCCGACCTTGTGAACGCCGCGCGCCGCACGCTGACCGCGCGCGTCGGGTCCGTCGAACCACCCGGGGAGGCCGCGTAAGCCATGCCGTCCTATCAGGACTTCGGCCTCGACGCCGACCCCGCCCAGCTCCAGCAGGACGCCGAGGACTGGCTCCTCGCGCAGGCCCCCGCCGGGTTCGTCATCCCCGTCTGGGTCGCCTGGATCCTCAGCGCGGTCGCCCGGATCGCCGTCGAGGTCGTCGTGCTCGCCGGCCGCGTCCCCGTGGGGATCTTCAAGACGTTCGGCACCGACGTCCTCGGCGTCCAGCCGATCACCGCGATCGCCGCCACAGCCACCGCCACGTTCACCTTGACGGACACGCTCGGGCACACGATCGGAGCGGGCGCGCAGCTCGACGTCAACGGCGTCGGCTTCGAGACCGTCACCGACCTCGTGGTGCCCGCCGCCGCAAGCAGCGGGTCGGTCGGGATCGTCGCCCTGGACGCCGGGACCGCCTCCAACGGGGTGCAGGCCCCGGCGACGCTCGTGTCCCCGACACTCGTGTTCGTCACCGGCGTCGCGCTCCCCGGGCCCACGGCGGGCGGTGTGGACGACGAGGACGACGACGCCTACGTCGACCGGCTCGCCGACACCACGCCGGCCCTCAGCCGCAAGGCGATCCTGATCGACGACTTCGCCACTCTCGCGCGCGACGACGCCGAGGTGTACCGCGCGCTCGCGATCGACAACTACGACCCGGGCCCGCCGATCGTCACGAACGCCGAGGGTCACGTCACCGTCATCGTCCAGAACGCCGCGGGGGCCGCGGTCAGCCCGGCCGGGAAGGCCAGGGTGCTCGCGGCGATGAACGCCAACCGGGTGCTGAACCTCGTGCCGCACGTCCTCGACCCGGCCACCACGAGCGTCGACATAAGCGTCACCGCGACCGCCTACAGCGGCTACGACGTCGCGGCGGTCGACACGGCCGCGACGCAGGCGATCGCGGACTTCATGAACGCCGCCCGCTGGGGCAACCCGACCGGCAGCGACGAGTTCGCGTGGGTCGAGGAGACCAAGCTCCGCCGCGACGACCTCGTCTGGGTCGTCCACAACACCCCCGGCGTCCGCCGCGTCGACTCGCTCACCCTCGCCCTGCACGGCGCCGGTCTCGCGACCACGGACCTGACGCTCGCCGGGCCCGGCGCGATCCCCGTCCTGTTCGCCGGCCAGCCGAACGTCACGGTTAACCCGAGCTGATGCCGGCTCCGGACCTCACCCCGACCGGCGAGTTCCTGTGGGACGAGGTCGGCGTCGCCCAGCCCGGCGACGACCGGCGCGGCTGGCCCGCCCGCATGTTCATCGGCGCCGTCGCCCGGGCGCTCGGACCCCTGTTCGACCTCGTCCGCGACACGGACGACGGGCCCGGCTGGTCGGCCGTCCTCAGCGACGAACGCGCCCCCGTGTGGGCGCTGCCGTGGCTGGCCCAGTTCGCCGGCGTGACGTTGTCGCCCGGGCTCACCGAGGCCCAGCAGCGCCAGCGGGTCTGCTCGCCGCCTTCGTTCGATCGCGGCACCTTCGACGGCATGGTCGCCGCCATCGGGCAGACCCTGACAGCCAGCCGGTACGTGTTCGCGCTCGAGCGCCAGGGCTCCCCGTACCGCATCACGATCGTCACCCGCACCAGCGAGACGCCGAACGCGGCCGTCACGCTCGCCGCCGCGAAGAGCCAGAAGCCGGCCGGGCTCGTGCTCACGCACGTCGTGACCGCGGTCCGCACATACCTCGAGAACACCACCACGGCCCCGACCTACGCCTCGCGGACCGCGACCTACGCCAACTACGCCGCCGCCAGGGGGTTCTAGATGCCGGGGACACCGGCCACGACGCCGCGCCACGCGATCCCCCGGATCGCCTCGACGGACACCGACGACGTGCCGCGCGACATCAACGCGGCCGTCGACCGCATCGACGTCACCGCCCCGATCTTCGGCTCCGGCCTCCTCTCTAGTCGTCCGAGCGCCGGCGCGGGGATCGCAGACCGCTACTACTACGCCACGGACGCCGTGCGCATCGACGGCAGCACCGGGGTGCTGTACCGCGACGCCGGCGGCGCCGCACCGACCTGGAGCGCGGTCACGCCCGTCGCGCCGGGACCGCTGCTCGTCACGAGCCTGCCCGTCACGCCCGTCGACGGACAGGAGTGCTACTTCGTCGCCGACGCCACCGCCCGCATCCTCTGGCACCTGCGTTACAACGCCTCCGGCAGCACCTACAAGTGGGAGTTCCTCGGCGGCTCACGAATGGAGGCCGAGGCGCTCGGATCCGAGACCGTCGCCGGTGACGGCGCGTACCACGACACCACGACGATCGTCCGTCTCACCGCCCCGCTCGCGGGCATCTACGACGTCACCGGCCTCGCGCTGATCCAGGTCGTGGCCGCCGCCTCCGCCGTGCTGGCCCTGTCGGTCAACTCGGCGGCCCCGATAACCGGCGACGTGGCGCAGATGTACACCGCCGCGGCCGGGGTCATGAACACCCATTCGCTGTATACGCGCAAGACGCTCGTCAAAAACGACGAGGCCCGCCTGCGCTACCTCTCCCTCGGCGGCGGCAACGCGACCGTGTCATCGCGGCGCATCGCGCTCGAGCCCGTACGCGTCGGCTGAGGCCGCGAAACCAGAAAGGGATCACCCATGAGCGAGACCCCCGAAGCGCCCGAGGACATCCCCGTCGTCGAGGGCGACGACCCCGAGCCCGACATCGAGCTCGCCCCGGTCGACGCGGAGGGCGACGCCGACACCGACGACGACACGGGCGACATGGACCTCACCGGCCAGCACTTCCAGGCCGACCCCGACGACGACAAGGGCCTCGAGGCAGGCGTCTGATGGCCAACCGTTACAGCCCGCACGTCGATTACACCGAGTGGTCACCGAACCGCTCGAGCCGCAACGGCTGCCGCCCGACGCTGATCGTCATCCACGCCACGGTCTCCAACAACGTCAAGGGCCTCGCCGACCTCAAGGCCATCGGCTCATGGTTCGGCCGCTCCTCGACGCAGGCGAGCTCGCACGTCTGCACCGACAACGAGGGCAACTCGGCGCGCTACGTCCGGGACTCGGAGAAGGCGTGGCACTGCGGCAACTTCAACCGCATGAGCCTCGGCATCGAGCAGATCCTCCCCGGCACCGCCGCGAACAAGGGCCAGCTCACCCGCGACCTGTACCGGGAAACCGCGCGCTGGGTCGCCAGGTGGTCGAAGATGTACGGCATCCCGATCCGCAAGGGCGCCGTCAGCGGCACCCAGGTCACCAGGAGCGGCGTCATCCGGCACTCGGAGCTCGGGGCCGCCGGCGGCGGGCACGCCGACCCGGGGCTGTACGACCTCGATGCGATGATGTCGCTCGCCCGCTTCT